TGCCCCGCCTTCGTCGCCCTCTTGCAGTTCGTCCCCGTTCACAGTCTCGTTGCAGTAGTCGTAAAAGAAATCGAAACAGTCGCGGGTTTCGTGGCGAACGTCCTTCACTTCCAGCCGAAAAGGGAACTTGAAGTGGTCACTGTCCTTTACGGTCCCGTCACCTTCGCACAGGTAGATCGACATGTACTTCTGGCTGAAGTCGATGACGATCTTTCCAAGCGTCTGGCTGCCGTACTGGTCGCTCATTACTCGCCCTCCCCAAAGGTCCGCAGGTCGGGCGGTAGTTCAACTTCACGCACTTCGTAAGACACGGGCTTCGTTACCTGCCGCTCATGCCGGGTGTGTGCGTCCCACCGGGCTTGAATCTCTCGGCACGCTTGGGCGATCTCGCGCGTTGTGGGGTCACGTTGACGCAGCGGCTTGAACCGCAGGCGGCGATCGTTCCGCAGGGGCAGCTGCCACACGTCACGCAGGCGAATCGTCTGATCCTTGGTGATTGAATATCGCTGGCACAACGCCGAGATCGGCATGTGCGTACACCAATCGGCACGGAAAGCCGTGATGCTAATCGTCGCTGTGTTGCCCGCCATCCGTGGCCTCCGGCATCCAGTGCATGACAGTCCGCATGGCAGGGTCCAGGTACATCCGCATCTTCGTCCGCTCTGTCATCGTCCGCGTAAAGGGAACGTGCTCGCAGTCGCTGCCGTCGTACGTGCCCTTCAGGTAGGCGTAGGTGTCGTAGATCGCCATGCCGCCGAAGGCGCTTGCCACCGGCACAGGCGGCGAACCGACAGGCGGCAGCCATTGGTGCTTCCAGCCGCCAAGGCCCGCCGTGTAGTCGTCCCAGTAGTTGGTGGGCTGGCCGACTCCGCGCATCGCCCATGCGTCATAGTGGCAAAAAGCTTTCGCCAGCATCGGCTTCTGGTCCTCACCCATCTGCATCTGCGGGTGCTCGATCAGCGACACGCTCGCCATGCCTGCCGCGTCTGGTGTCTCGTGCATCCGCCCAATGCCGTGCAGGAAGCCCGAGTGCGACCAGCCGCCCCAGGCGTCCCAATCAATCGCCACCACGTAGTCGGCATCAGACGCATGTTCACGTACCCACCGCTGGCAGGCGGTGCGGTACTCGGCAAGCGCCTCTGTGCGGCGGCCTGCGAACTCGCTGGTGAATTGCTGCCGGTCGAGCCGCTGGCTTAGGAACGTGGCCTGCGGGTAGTGCCGACAAAACTCGATTAGCACCTGGTCGGTGTTGTCGGTGTTGTCGTTGGTCTCGATATGCAACCGCCACTCCCGGCAGCCTGCCGCCAAGCGTTCGAGCCGTCCAAGGTTCGCCTGCAAGTGCAGTGCACAGTTTCGGGCCAGCCCAACGAACACCACGCTGGCGTCGGAAAACTCCTGTTCTCCGATCTCGACGTGCCGCAGGTAGTCGGCGGCGAACGGCTCCAACGGGTAGATCAAGTGCTCGGGCACGTTCATCGTTGCACCTCGCCAAGAGCGTTGGACAGCCAGCGGAGCTTCTCTTCGTGCGGGAACACGCCGCACGGGTGGTAGACCAAATCCCCGGCCTGCCAATGCCCGCCGATTTCGTCGTGTGCGTTGGCCGGGCGATTCCACACGCACGAATTGAACGACCGCAGCGGGGCAACCGTCAGCACGTCGCCAAGTGCGTCAGCGTTGGTGCCCAAGAACGTCTGCCACTGGCACGGCAGCAATCGCCACTGCTCTTGCGTTTCGGAAAGGTGATTCGCCAGCCACCTCGAATGGAAGGTGTTCTTCCACACCATCGAGCCGCAGTTGATGCGGTTCCAGGGAAGGATGCCCTCTTCGCACACCGTCACGTTTGGCCCCAGGCACGCCAGAGACTCGATCGGTACTGCCATGTTCGTCAGGATCGTGTCGGCGTCGAGCGTCCAGATCAGATCGAAGCGGTCGAGGTAGTGGCAAAGGAGGTCAGTACGGACCACCGCCGTTTCGTATGGCTGATTGTCTGCCACCAGCGAATAGCCGTGGCGTAGGCAATACTCAAGCTTGTTGGGCATCGTCAGCGTGGCAACGTCGCGGATGTTCTCCGAGACGCTGGTGATGATTGCAACGCTCACTGGATTCGCACGGTCGTTCGCGCCTCCGTGCCGTAGGTCTTCTCAATCACCAGCCGCCGGACGTGCGTGTCGTCGAAGAACTCGCCAAGCGAATCGAGCACAGCCTTGGCGATGTTGTCGGCATCGGGGCGGGGCAGGGCCGGGGCGGCAGGCTTCACGCCTTTCTTGTTCATGTGAGACTTCGGGCGGGCGAATACCGCGTCGATGATCACTTCGATTGGTTCGGCAACCGGCAACAGCCCGGCCACTTGGGCAGCCATGGCGATACACTCGCGGTACTCATGCACCGGGTGCTTGGCGGGGACGTAGGCACGGGCAAAACCGCCCACGGTGGAGACTCTGGCACGGGGCTGGGGCACAGGGTCGCCCGGAACCGAAAACGTGATTGGCTTCATGCGCCGATCATCGCCAGCCCGTCAAGTTTTGGCGGCGAAAAACAAACCGATGTTCGCAAAGGCATACCCGAGATACGCCACACCAAGCGCGTAACGTCCGTGGTACGCCAAGTCGCCAGCCACGTAGAGGTATATGAATCCGCACAACGCGATCAGCCAGGGTGCCATTGCGATGCCCTCAGTCGTTCGATGTTCTTGGCCTTGATCGCGGCAGCCCGCTCGGCAATCTCGCTAGGCGTGGGGTCAACCTCACGCTGCCGGTACTTGTTGTGACGGTCAGCGATGCCAAACTGATCCCGCGCCTTCTGAATCTCCCTGGGGTGGACTCCGAAGCGACGGGCGATTTCATGCACCGTCACCCCGGAGTTCCACCACTCGCGCAATTTCTCTTCGTCCAAGTTCAGTCCTTCGCCAGCGGCATCACCACGCCCGTGTGGTCATCACAGCGAAACACTACCGCACTCGCAAAGTCGATTGCCTGGACGCTCACAGTCGGCTCGCCATCGGCAGGCAGCCCCGTCAGCCACTCGCGCACATAGATCGGGTCGAGCTTCACGGCACACTCGATGCCGAACTCCACCAGCGGACACGTCACCGACGATTCGCCAGCCTCGGCACTTTGCCCGTGAAGCCAGATGCCGTTGGGCGCGAAGGCGAAATCGACACCCTTCGACGCCTCACTGGTGCAGATCGCCGCCGCCCTGGTGGCGCTCAGGAGATCGGACGCCAGCACCGTGGTGGGCTGGATGTCCACCTTGGGGATCACGTCACGCCACCGGGGGAACTTGCCCGAGACGAGCCGGGCCGTCACGGTCGCAGCCCCAACCGTCGCCACCAGTTCGTTGGCGGTGGCTTCGAGTTGGATCGACGCATCACCGGCAACCGCTGCCAGCCGCGCGAGAATCGCCATCACACGCGAAGGCACCAGCGTCTGCGAGTCGTCAACCGCCAGGTCGTGTTCGCACTCGACGGCTGACAGCCTCCTGCCGTCCGTGGCAACAAACGTGACAACCTCGCCAACCACGTCCAAGAGCACGGCCCCGAGAGCGAACCGGCTGGAGTCGTCATCGGTAGCGAACACCACGCCACGAACCGCACGGGCGAACTGGTCGCATGGCAGCCGCGTCACCGGCTTCTCACCCTCAACCTCCCAAGTGGGGTACTCTTGCACAGCCTCTGTTGGCAGCGTCCAGGTGCCCGCTCCCGCCGACACGGTGCAACTGGTGTCCCCAGCCGCAAGCGTCACCAGATCGCCCGTAGACGCAGCCAGGATCGCAGCCAGGCGTGCATGGGGGAGAAGCAGGGCTTCACCCGTCCACTCGGGCAGTTCGAACTGGATCTGAACTTCGCCATCGGATGCCGTCAGGTGCCCGTCACCCAGCCTGACGTTGAGCAGGATCGGCTTCGGGGATCTGCTCGGCACCGCCGGGGACACCGCGTGCAGCGCCGCCTTCAGATCAGCGGCGTTCAATGCTGTGCCAGTTGGCCGGGTCTTTTTTCGTTCCTTCGTTGCTGTTGTCATTTCTCAAATCCTTTCGAGTAGTGAGAGCCAAACCAACCATCACGCCAAGCACGAAAGTGAGGGCGTTTACGGAAAAACCTGCACAGACAAGCACGATTTGTTCAACGGACATTGCTGGCCTCCATGCGTTCGATTACCTGGGCCAACTTCATGCACCGCCGCATGAGGTTCCTGATCGTGTCGGCAGCCTGTTCGTGGAGTAGCCGCGAGTCGTCGTCGATGTGATCCATCCACGCCTGAAGGGCACACATATCGGCCACCGTCATCGGTGCCGGGAGTTCGGGCAGCTGGTCTTCGCTCATGCGGCACCGCCTTCCAGCGGGCGAAGGGTGCGATTCTGATTCTCTTCCCACGTCAGCCAGCCCTTGCGGCGCAGGGGCCACAGATGACACCAGGCACCGTTGGGCGAGGTGAAGCCAAAGTGATGGCACAGTTCTCGAACAGAGCAGCAATAGCCGTGTTGGTCGCGGAACGCTTTGACGAATAGGAAGATTTCCTGCTGGCGTTCCGTGGGCGGTCGTCGTTCTAGGGTTGTTGTCATTGGTCCTCGTCCTTGAGTTTGATTGCGTTGGCAAGTTCGGCGGCCTCACGCGGTCGCCTGTACGGGGCGGGCTGGTACTCGTTGAGCCAGACCTTGGGCGGCGGTTTCTCGTCTGGGCGGTTGCCTGTCGTGCGGTTGGTGCCGCCGTGGTCTTGGCACCTCCCAAGCCAGCGGACGATAAACGCACGCCAGTTCCGCTTCCCAGCCTTCGACGGGTGTGCCTTCAGCCAGGCGGTTGCCTTGGCGAGTTCCTGTTCGAGCACGGCACCGGGAAACGCTTCCGCCCACTCGGAGCGGTCTGCGTCCGTGATCCGCTGCCATCCTGCGTCAGCATTCCAAGAAACGGCATCGGGGTGCTGCGAGCGTTTCCGCCGCTTCGGCGGTTCGCTCGTAGCTACCGGCGCAGCCGGTTGTATTTCTTCTTCTGTCCTGTCCTCTCCTCTCCTCTCCTGTGGTGACGGTGGTGCGTCACACCCCTGTGACGGTGCAGCGTCACGCGAGCGCCCCCGGTACGAATCCTGCCTGCGGGCGTGCATGGCGCGGGCCTTCGCAGACCCTGAAAACCTGCGGTCCCAGCCCTCAATTACTATGTTTCCGTTGGCAAAGGAGACCCAGCCAACCTTCTCCACAGCCAGCCAAAAGGCTTCGTCGCCACCAGCGACAGCTGCCACCCGCTTAGGTGTGGCACGGATCGTGCCGTCTGGGGAGTTCAACGCAGCCCAGGACCACAGCTGCACCAGACGCCAGCAGACCACCTCCACGGGCAGCCCCGTTTCGTCCACCAGTTCGAGCACCTCGGGCTTCGTGCCCAGGTTGCAGTCAAGGGGAATCCACTCACCGGCCATTGTTCGCCTCCTGCTCAGCGTCAGTCAGTTCCAGGCGGCCAGCGCCCATCTCTTCATCTGCGATCCTTAGCACCGATTCTCGGATACTCAGCACTAGGTTCCGAAACTCACGCATTACGCGCCTTCGCATAACCTTTTGCGTTTGGTTCATCTGGGCAACCTTTGTGTACTTCCCGCCCTTTTTCATCGACACGCCATGTGCGTTTGCAACGTTGGCCACATAAGGCCGAAGCCGGTGCCACATCAAATTGGATCTGGCAACCCCGCCCTTATGGTGCCACGCGGACATACGCAGAACGTCTCGCATCCAAAACCAGCGGCCCGGAATCTGGCCGCGATGCGTGAACAGATAAAGTTGCCCGTCTTGTTCGCATGCCAGCGTGGAAACAATGGAAGCACACAGGCCACGGTTCCTCTTTCCACCACCAGCCTTGCGGTTTGCCTTGCGCGCAAGATTCATCAGTAAAGGAAAATATGTGCCGCGATACTCGTCTGTGCGCTCCGCGTCCAGCACGACGTTAGATCTATCTGTGACACGGCGGCCGTATTGCCGCCTTAGCGAAACGCCAAACCCAAGCGGCGGGTTAGCAAGAGCAATTTCGTTGCACTCGTTTACAAACACGGCCACCATCAGAGCGTCGGCCGCGTCAGTCTTTTCTGCGTTTCCTATCAGTGCCGGATAACGATCAGAAACCCAGAGCCGCATGCGCGCGCCGGTGTGAGCGTGCGGGGCAAGCTTCAAGGTGACGCGCCGCCGCCGAAGCTCCCGGTACAAGTCAAGGAGTTGCTCCGCCTTAAATGGCTGCGCCAACGAGCGCGATGTTTGCGGGACAGCCAAGTGTGCCCACTCACAAACAACCAATGTGCCAGCAGGCAAGTTGCACAGCCAACAAATAGCCTTGCAGGCTGACATACTGCCGCTATGGCCAGAGCGAGCCTTGTAGTAATGAAACGACTTTGCGCCGAAGTCCACGCCGACTATCTCGGCGTAAAGCAATGGGTTACACCATTCACGCGCACTGCCCATGCTGGTTGCCACGGCGGCACCAGAATCAAGTTCAATTCCAGGAAGAAAAAGGTTCATACAGCCTCAATTAAAAAAGTCGGCAAGTGCCATGGTCGTAAAAGACACTGCGTGCCATGGACATAAAAGGCACTTGCCGACAACTTCAGACGCCATGCTCGAAAAAGGCAAATGGCTGCCACGGAGGAAAAAGGCGTCTGATGTTTGTTGTTCACGTCATCTCTGAAAACAGTTTCGGCCGCACGTCAACGAGACGCCGCCGTTGTTTGAATCGCCGCCAGCCCCTTATCAGTCACGCGACACACGCGCTGCATCTCGCCCACCTGGCTGCGGATCTCGACGCCGGTATCGGCTAGGTATCCGTGCTGGAGAAGTTCGCCGCACCGCTTCCAGTAGCAGCACGACTTCTTTTCGCTCAGGCCCGAGAGGTCGCCTGCCTGCTCGTTGGTGAGCGGGCCGTGCTCCACGTACTGCCGCAGCAGCGTCCACCGCTGGGAGCCTGCACGGATGCGTAGTTCCTTCGAGACGGCGCAGCGGATCGGCAGTTCGATCTTGCGTTCAGCCGCCGCGAACAGCGGCAGTGCGTCTAGAGTTTCAGAGTAGTAGTCGCTCATCCGTGGCGTTCCTTTCGTCCGTGTGTATTTGCCCCGTTACGTGGGGCATTCGGTTCAGTCAGCCTTCGGAGGTTGGCCCTGCACTGCGGTGGATTTCGGCCTCTCCCGCTTGGCCGCCGTTCCCGCTGACGATGATCTGCGGCGGGTTTTGCCCTTCGGCTGGGCTTGTGCCTTCTGTTTCATCTGTCGCCACGTCGAGTGCCATGCCATCGCTGGGTTCCTTCCATTTGGCTGCGTCGTCAAGGGTGTTTCTGGCAAACGTGTGTGCGTGCATCAGCCGGTTCGTCCACCGTCCATCCCACGCTTCGCGGTCGAGTGCATCCACCAACAGCATCACCGACGTGTACAGCCACTTCGCCTGGTGCTGAACCTGCTCTGGCGTCAGCATTGGCACGGGATCGGGAACGCCTTTTGCCGTCCCCGGCGCGACAGCTGAACGTCGCGCCGGGCCTGCCTGTTTGAGTTCCCACTCGTTCCACTCTGCCGTGGTTGGCGGGCCGCCGTCGTTGATGCTCTTGCATGGGGTGCTGCGGAAGTTCATCGCGCCTGTGCCTCCGCTGCCACTTCCTGTGCGTCGAAGTGCTCCGTGCCGTTGTCCAGAGCCTCGGCCTTGTCCAGGCAAGCCTTCGCCAACTCGTCCGCTTCCCACTTCGTCAGCGACTTATCAGCCAGGCGTTCGGCCACCTTGCGCCGGATGTCATCGAGCCGGTCGAGCGTCTTGGCTCGAACGATGGACTGCATCGCCTTCTGGTACACGCTCGGCTCTGTCGCCGCTGGGGGCTCCGGTTGCGTCACAGTGACGGCTGGCGTCGAGACAGCCTGCGGGTAGTCCTGTGCCTCTTCGGCAGTGATCAGGCCACGCAGAGCGTCAGCGAACGAGTTCCGCAAGGCGAAGCCCCTTGCTCGAAGGGCCAACATGCGGCTCGTGTAAAGACTCCAAGGGCCAGACTTGCCCAGCAGGCCAGCCTTCTCGGCGTCGGCCATGCTGAACCTGACCACGGTTGGGGCAGGGTAGCCCCGCCGCTTGACCTCGCAGACGGCAGCCATCTGCTTGCCCTCGCCTTCGATGTACTCCTTGACGTACTCGCAGGCGGGCGAAGCCTGCACCAAGGCCAGGGCGGCGTCACCCCAGATCGTCGGCCTGCCGTTGATTACGGCAATGCTCTGGAGCGACTGCATGGGGGACAGCCCCACTTCGCTGCCGTGCTGGATCGCCAGCAGGCAGGATTCCGGCTTGCCCTTGAAATCCTTTGGGGCGAAGTCCGAAGCGCTCACCATCTTGGCGAACCGGAATGCGTCGTCGAAGGTTTGCAGCGTCAATCCGTGTGCCTGCTGCGTGGCAAGTGCTGTGCTCATTGTCGTGTCCTTTCGTTGTCGTCCCTTTGAAAGCCGCTCGCCGGTCCATCGGTTCGCGGCACGATCGCCTCCTGCACCCGGTTCCACCGGGGAATCTCCTCAGTGCGTGATGTCTCGAACCGGCACGCGCACCCATGCACCGTCCACGTTCACGGACAGCCACTCGCCTTCCTGCCACTCGACGCGACCGCTCCAGCGCCGCCCTGCGGTTTGGCCGCTGACGAAATCGCCAGTGCCGTAGGTGTCGTTCATGCCGCTTACTGCTGCGGCGTATTCGTTGGCGTGTGCGTCCATGTCGCTAACTCCTTTTGGTGATGTAAAAACGTTCAGCGGGGCGGGAATGTATTGAGGGGGGGGGGGGGGGCAATTACAGTGCCGTTTGATTCGGGAAATTTGCTATTTCTTGAGCGTCGGGAAAACTTCTTTCGGGTGAAGGTTCCGCACCAAGGTGGGGTTGCGCTGAACAGATGTTCAGTCGTGGGGGCGGCAATGTATTGAGCAAAAACGGTTCGTCAATCCCCCCTGCGAAAGAAATGAAACGGGGCTGGAATCGTGGCATGCGCACTCCTTTGCGATGTAGCGTCGGCGTTAGAATAGTGGCCTAAAAGATGCCTGTGGCGACGTTCACCAGCAGGTCAATCAGATTGTGGATGGCACGGGCCAGCTTTGAGTCGTGCCCGAGGTCTTGCCCAAGCCTGACCAGCACCAGCGACTGAAGGGCAGCGTTCCAGTTCATGCGTCTCATCTGTGCCTTCCTTGGCTTGGCCCTGTGGTTGGTTTCCGCTGGGCTGTGCCACGCCCGCATTGTAACGTCGGCGTTAGAAGTGTCAAGACGTTAGAAATAAGGGAGAAAAGCAATCCTTGCGGGATTGAAAGGTTCAGTTTGCCTTGAAACCGCCTTTGGGGCGACCGGGTTTTCCGGTGTTTGGCTTGGCCTTTGCCATCTTTTTCACGGCAGCCTCGTCAAAAACGAGTGCCGTGGGGGCTGCGTGGTAGCCGTCGAGGCCACCATTCCCAGATCCTTTGAGTGCCAACTGGCGCACTCGCCCCATGGAAACGCCGAGAATCTTCGCGGCATCCGCAGTGGAAATCAGTTTTTTGCCTTCGGGCAGTGCCACAACCATGCCCCAATACTAACGCCGGGGCAAGCGGATGCAAGCCGCCGGTGTCCACCTTTGCTTTCACGCCACCCTCATCCGTAGGCTTCATTGCCACGGATTACAGTGGAGGATAGGGGCGTGAAACGGATGTACAGTAGTGCTAGGATGGCACGCAACCAAAGGACGATGCCATGCTACTTCGAGATGTTCTGAATAACGAGTACGGTGCTTTGCGGTCGTTGAAGCCTACGGCCCTCAAGCAATACCACCTGACGCTGACACGCTGGGGCGAGGTGCTCGGGTACGATCCGCTGACCGATGACCTCCAGCCGCTGAAGGTTCAAGCGTTCCTCACGGCGCGCCGTGCCAAGGTGTCCGCCGCCACCATTCGGAAAGACCGCACGCACATCTGCTGCCTGTGGTCGTACTGTGCCAAACGCCGGATGTGCCGCTCCGATGGGCAGATGCTGGAGTTTCCCACGGTCGCACCCATACGTGCCCCGTCACGCATCCCCAGAGCCTACAAGGCGGCAGACGTGTCTGCCCTTATACGGACAGCCCTAGATCACCCTGGTGCCGTCTGCGGGCTTCCTGGGGGCTTGTACTACGGGGCCATGCTGCGGCTTGCTTGGGAGACTGCCGAACGCATCGGGGCCATCCGGCAAATCCGCTGGCGCGACGTGGACTTGGAAGACAGAGCCTTGGTGTTCACGGCAGAAACCCGCAAGGGGGCAACCCGCGACATCCGGCGGGTTATCTCGCCCGCCCTGGCTGGCTGGCTCAAGCGAATCCAGCGGGGCCAGAACGAACTGGTGTTTCCGTGGGATCGTGAACCCACGTCGCTCTGGTACGAGTTGAAGAAGATTGCCAAGGTTGCGGGCGTCACGCCAAGGGGATTCCACGGGCTGCGGAAGTCGGCCGCCTCTTACGTGACGCTGGCAGGTGGTGATGCCACGCGGCTGCTCGACCACTCGAACCCGAGCATCACGCGGGATCATTACGTTGACGAGTCGATAGCGAAACCCAAACACACGGCACTGGACTTTCTGCCGCCGCTCGACTTGGGCGACCACGACAAGCCCGCCGCTTGAACAGGCCAACTCTCCCGCCCTACAGTGGGCGGCCACCCTGAAAGGAGGGATGTGTGAAAGAAGCAAAAATGATCGGCTGGGCGGTTGCTTCGTGCGGAGTCATGCTGTTGGCTTTTACGCTGTTTTCGTATTGCTTCCTCAGCGGAGAACCAAAACCGTCGAAACCGCAGCAGTACCCAGGCTACGAATCGCTGCCGGGAAGCGACGGCCACGAAAAGCCCAAGCAGGAGAAAGTGGCTGAAAAAGATCCTGTCCTTCAGTTGGCGTGGAATATCGGCTTTGAGTTTGGTCAGCGGTCAAAGGCCAGCGGACTAGCCAGGCCAACCGAAAGCCAAGTAGATGACTTTGCACTGAAGGCTGCCGCAGTGTCCAAGGTTTCAAGCCGAGACAGGGGCCGGTTCGTTACGAAGTTTAAGAGCGCCTTCGGCTGGGGATACTGGGCCAAGTAATCGCTGAACAGCGGGGGCGGCGCGGAGGGAAAGGAATAAGCCCCGCGCCGCCACGCCCGCCGTCCGGCTCATTGTGGTCGTGCGATGTTCTCACGGCTTGCAAGCATCACCAAGAGCCGCTCCCGTTCCTCCAGCAGCCTGCCGATCATGCGGGCCGCTGTGCCGTTGCTCGCGGTCCATGAGTTGCTCGGGCCGTGGCGGTTCACCCACAGCCACGCTTCCTGCGCCTCGTCTTCGCTGTACGGCACGCGGGCTTCCATCACTGTTGGGCCTCGCGGTACAGCACCAGTGCGATTGCGGCGTATGCCGCGAGATCCAGCAGCGTGTCCTCAACGCCGTCGAACTCGACTTCGCCACGCCGGAAGAAACTCCTGAGCCGGTGCATCTTGTCGCTCATTCGGAGCACGCAGCCCGCGTAGGCAGGCACGTTGATAACGTCTGCCGAGTTGCGGATGTTGCTGAGGGCATCTTCATCGCAGCCGTAGTCGAGCGTCTTGCGAAAGTGCAGATTTCTTATCTCGTCCAGCACTGAAACGAACGCTTCCGAGCCGGGCCGCAGCCCTTCGCCCAGGAGCCCGTCGCCCTTCAGGCGTTCGGCGTACTTGGCGGCGCTGGCCTCGGTGGCTGCCTTCCATCCCGGCCTTGTCCCTTCGCAGCAGCTGCCAGCCAGACGTTCTTCAACCGCGTTCCGCAGTGCGGCGTTTTCCAGTTCCAGTGTGTTCATCCTTTTCCTTTCGCAGATCCCGGTCGCAGTAGATAGGCATGGCCTTGGTGACTTCGTGCCTGCCGTGGTCGATCACGATGCAGGCTTGGCACGGTGGCTCGTAGGCCGCCTTGATTCGAGTAGCGTATGCACTGTGTCCAATCACTGATCCGTTCGCCACGTACCTACCGGCGCGCAGCCATTGGAACTGGTGCCAGTGGCCGAAGCAGGTGAGGTCGGCCCGCTCGATCGCATCCCATGCACTAATGGCTTTGTTCGTAGGGATCGTGATGCCGCCAATGCCGCCGCCGTACTTCACGGCATGCCCGTGGTGAAACCGAATGCGGAACCCTTCAAGGTCCACGTAGTTCAGGTAGCCATGCCCTACCTGCCATCGCACGTTCTTCTTAGCCTCAGCGGCAGCCATCGTCAGATACATGTGCTGCTCGAAGGAGTGCTCCATCTCCGTGCCAATGCGCAGCTTCTCCGTGGTGCGCCCGTGGTTGCCGCTGTTGGTTGCCACCACCACTTCGCTGGCGTTGTCTGCCACCTGGTCAATGAAGTTCCGCATGATGCCGCCAATGAACCGGCACGCCGATAGCGGGGCCAGTTGGGCCATCTCTGCCGTATCGGGGTGGATGTGCCCACTGATGAGATCGCCGCCCAACCAGACCACCACGCGGTCGATACGAGCCAACTGGCGTTCGTGCTCAAGCAGGACAGCGAACCGCTCCAGCAGTTCGGCCATGCGTTGTTCGCACACGTCGAGATCGTAGGCGTTCAGCCCGTTCACGGTCTCGGGGTCTACCCGCTCTTCGCAGTGGATGTCGGAGAGCAGCACCACCATCGTGGCCGCGTGCTTCTTACCCTTGACGCTTTTGGTCATAGGCCGCTTTGTCGCCTGGATGCCGGTGAGCCCCGCAATGGAGTCAGCCCGCGCACGCTCGGCGTCGATCGCAGACAGGGCCGCCTTGTAACGGCCCTTCAACGATGCCACCTCGGAGCGAAGCCGTGCCAGTTCGGCATCGGTTGCCAACTGGCTGGCGTTCGCAGCGTGAGCCTCGACGGCTTCAATCAGCGTTGCTTTTTTAGCCATGCGATTACAGCCTGAACGCCGCCGGTTTCCCAGCCGCGTTCCTGCGCCGCCTCCATGATTGCCAGAGAGAACGCCCGCGTCTGATGAACGCGGGGATCGAACGACTCACGCACCGCAGACAGTTCCGATTGAGCGTCGGCAGGCAACCGCTCAAACCACGTGCGGAATCCTGGCTTGCCGTTGGCCGCCTTCGCCAGCACGTCATCAAGCAGGCTTGGTCTTGCCTTTGCCACGGGGCTTTCCTTTCGGCTTGGGCTTCGAGCGCCGCAGGTACACCATGCCGTCATCGTCGGGGATGCCGCCGCCAGCGGGTGCGTCGTCTTCTTCGTCGAGCGGCGAAGCGTCGAACTCAGGCTTCGTCGCTGCCTTCGGCGGTGGCGGCTTTCTCGGCACGGGCCTGCTCCCTGCGGGCGTTTGAAATCGCACGGCGAACCAGCACCCTACCGGCAGCGTCAAGGAACGGCAGTTTCCGCTTCGTCGCTTCCTCGCGTAGCCAGCCGACGATCTCGTCTAGGTGGGCGGTGCACCAGCCGGGTTCCTTGGCCTCCTCCTCGTCCATCTTGCGGGCACGGGCATTGCAGGAGCAGTTGGGCGTGGCCGTGATGCCGATGAGCTTGAGTAGTTTCTTGAGTTCCACGCCGGGGCCGTGGGTTGGTGCTGGCGGTTGCGGTGCCGCCTTTGCTTGTGGCGGCACGAATCCCGGCTTCGGCTCGCGCGGGTACGCCGGGTGCGTCTCGTCAACCGTGATCTGGTCGCCGTCTTGGCTGACGATGCAGGCGCGCACTTCGTCCAGCGTGTAGCCACGCTGGGAACATCGTGCAGCAAACAATTTGGCGTTACCTGAAATCATGGGAACGGGTTGCCGCAAGGATCATCGCACGACAGGCCAGCAATCCACACGGTTTCGTTGTTGTATGGATATGGATGCGTACAAAAGCAGTCAGCAAACGTCCTAGAAGCTGGATTGCAGTTCGCACCAAAATTGAAACAGCACTGCCCTTCTGGGCCATCTAGATACACCGGCAAACAGACGTTTGCGAGCACCGCTGTATTGTTGACTACTCCAACTAACTGCGAGCAACATTCGTATCCTTCAGGGCATCCGTTGCCCACCAAGGCACAATTTGGAAAGCATTGCCCTTGTATGCACGTGCAGCCTTCGCCGCACGGGTTCTCCTCGTCACACGGGCCAGAGCACTTATTGCAGCAGCACGCCTGCCCTGTGCCGAGCGCACTGCCTTTGTTCACAAGCCCGCCGCCGTCTACTACGAGTGCCATCAGGAAGCCGCCGTTGAGCAGGTGGTGACAGAGACAGAGAACACAGCCGTACTAGAAGTTGCCAGCGCCACCACGGGCAGCGTCTTGAACTCAAGCGAAGCGGTAGTGATCGTGGCCGCCGTCGCCGCATTGGCAGCGTAGAGTTGCGGCACCAGCAGATACCACGCCGTGCCTTCTTTGGCGATTGCACAGTCACGCTGTGGGCCTTCAGGGATCGGCCAGAAAAGATTGCTGGCACTGACCGTGTTCGGCGTCGTTGTCTGGTTCTTGAAGGTGACGCTGCGTGTGTCGCCAATAGCCCACGCGCCCGTGAAGGTGCAGACGCGGAAGGTCTTTGCACCAGCAGCACCAGGTGCCGAGCCGAAGTAAATGCCCGGCGTGTCCCGGTCGCCACCTTCAACCTGGCGTACTACCTTGGCAATCCGTTCCGCAGCGGGCCGCGTGAACGTCACCCGCTCAGTGCGTGCTGATTTGCCGTCTGGTTTCTGTGCCACGGTCAATCCTCATAGACAGTGAGCACTAGCCGAGTACCAGCAACGGCAGAGCTCGCTGCGTAGTCACCGGCTGCCAGCCGCAACACGGCAGCCTCGCCTGCCTTCAAGCGGACTGTTTCGTACAGAGATCCGCCCGAGAACCGGCCAAAGCTCACGGTGTGCGTAGTCTCCGTTGCCAGCGATCTTGCGAACGCCAGGCCAACGCTACCGAGCGTTGCCGTAGAGATCTGCGTAACCGCCGTTCCAAGGTTCAGCGTCACGCTGAGAACGCCAGCGGTGGCAATGTCCGCAGTGACGCCCGATGCCGCAAACGACTGCGACAACGCACCCTTTTGCACCTGGCCGGTGATCGTGTAGTTGATGTCTGCCATGCGAAAAACTCCTAGAAAGGTGGCGTGCCGAAGTATGTGGCGAAAGCGACGGCAGGATTCACGCGGCGTGGAAGGATTGTTGGCGCACCGCTGCCGGTGAAGTCTGTGTTGAACCGGATGCTGCCATCGTCGTTAAGCGCCATCACAGACGCAGAGGCGATCTTTTCGATGCCGCCTTCCTCAAACACATAACAGCGTTTCTTGGAACTGCCGCTCACGTAGTTCCAACCGACGTTCGGTAGATACAACTGGTAGCCGCTGGCCTTGAATGACAGTTCCGCAGTGACTTGCCAAAAGTTCACCTCTATGCCGTTAACCACCTCGACGGCTGGCTGGCCGCTGATGCCGTGGCACATCCACTGATGAGCCGCAGCACCCAGAAAGGAATCGGAGTTCAGCGCCCCCGTCACGGCAACGGCGTTGGCGATCGGGAACGTGGCGCGGTTCCCGGCTATCGACAGTTTCAGTTCACCTTCTATCGCCTGCGCACCTTCAAGGATGTCGCCAGCCGAGTTGATGAGCGGCTTGATGTCACCGTTGCCGCTGCCGTTGTAGTAGCGGAAGCATGGCACAGAAATCCCGCTTGTGCTGAACGACCAAATATCGGCACGGGCCAGCGGGCTTGATTGGAAACTCGGCGTGCCTTCCTGCGGCGACTCGAAACTGTACGTGACTTCCGCGTGGAACTTATCGGTTTCACTTACCGCCACGTTCAGGCAGAGCAGGTAGGAAAACTCTGGGTGTGCAGCACCGTGGAAGATGCCAACCGTGTTGATGATGTCCTGCGTATTCGTAGCGCCGTCCAGCGTGCAGACGTACTTCAGTTCGGCAGTCGGCGCTTCGCCAAACTTGTGCGACAGCGTGCGCGGCAGGACTTCGCGGTAGGAGAGAACAGCCATTGCTACACCTTCACCACTTCGAGCGGGAACACAGCCTTGATTGCCTGCTTGATGTCGCGGAGTTCAGTGAGTTGAGAACGCATCTGCTCCAAGGCGGGGTCTTGGCGGCCGGTCGCCATTGCCAGAAACTGTGAAGCGCCTTCCTGAGTGCGGATGTCCGACACCTGCAAGGCGTTCTGCGACGGCCTGGCAAGATCAGCGGCGATCTCTTTGCGGATGTCTAGGCCGCGCTTGGTCAGGTTGTCGAATGCGTTGGCCGCCTCTGTCTTGGAAATCTCCCCAGCCTTAAAAGCATCCCGCACGCCTGCCAGTTGATCCTTCAGCGTCTGCGCTGGCTTGAGCAGTTGCTGCCCGATGCCTCTGGCCGATAGGTTGCGTTCACGGTCCTGCTGCTTTGCAGCAGCGGCAGCTGCTGCCGCAGTCTCTTGCGTTAGCAGCAGCCGCTCCTGTGCCTGCTGGATCGCCACGGCATCGCCAGCCTTACGGGCGTCAGCCAGTGCCTTCTCTGAGTCGGCAATCGTCTGATTGATCGCCAGCAGATCCTGTGAAAGCGTCAGGCGGGATTTCTCCGACTCTGGCAGCCCAGACTGCACAAGTTCCCGGACCCGCTTGCGTGCCTCTTCGGCCGCCTTGGCAGAGGTTTCTGCCACACGCTTGGTTGCGTCTTCTTCTTCCTTGCGGGCGTCTGTGATCTTGCCAATGACTGCCAGCACTTCGTTGGCGGATTGGGCTATGAGTTGCTGCCCTGCCGCCGCTTGGACTGCGCCACTGTTGGCGTTTTCGATGTCTACCTGAAGGGCATCGAATGCGTCGGTGAGTTCCTTCGGGACAGAGCCAAGGTTGCCAGCGTCTTGGGCGAACTTTTTGAAGGCAGACGCAGCCGATTCAACCGTGCCTTGCAGCAGCGTTTCGTTGGTGATCTGGGCGGGCAGCTTGAACGCCAACTGTGCTTCGGCGGCGAAGTTCTTTGCGGCTGCCGTGCCCTTGTTGATCGCCTCTTCGACTTTCTTTAAATCCTCTTGGTTCTTCTGTACGGCAGCAGAAACTTCACTGGCACCGGAATCGCCAGCCAGTGCGTAGTTGGCAAACGCACCAGCCGCCGCCCCGAGCACAACAACAAGAAGACCGATGCCACTGCGAGAAAGCAGCGTGGTGATGGCTGCCGTGAAAAATGCCGTTGCGGCTGATGCCGACACGCACGACAGGCTGTAGGCAGCAAAGGAACCAGCCGCTGCCAATCCTCCAAGAGCGGCACCTTGCAGGTTCTTTGCAATGAACCCGAGCGCGTCAGCGATGATCGGAAAGATCGTAGACGCCAGCGGTGCCGTCGCCTGAAAGATAATCAGAAACGCATCTGCGGCAGCCTTAGTAACCTCAACGACTCCACCAATCGCCGCCTCGGCAGACTTTGCCACCTCCTGAACGTTGAGTGCTGCAATGAACGTGGCTGCGCTTTCAGCGGCAGCAATCAGCGACGGTGCGAGCTCTGCCGTCACGCGAGCCTGGAAAGCCTTGAACGTGGCAGAGACTTTCCCTATTGAGTCATCCAGCGTTGCCAGCCCTTGCACCTGGTCCTTGCTCAACACCAACCCCAGCCGCTCCGCTTCGGCACGCATCTCCGCGAGATAGCCAGCACCTTCAGCAAACACCGGCACCAGTTCCGCACCGCTCTTGCCGAACAGGCTGACGGCCGCCGCCGCTTGCTGTGCCGGGCCGGGCAGCTGGGAGATCGCCGCCGCGACAGCCTCGAAGGCAGCCTCTGGCGACAGCCGGGAAAGTTCCTGCACAGACAGCCCGAGATCCGCGAATGACTTGATGGCACCCTTGTTGCCGGTCTGGGCTTCGCCCAAGTTGATGCCGAGCTTCTGGACACCCTTGCCGAACGTCTCGACGCTCACGCCAGACTGTTCGGCCGCGAACTGGTAAGCCTGAAGCGTCTGCGTCGAAACGCCCGTGCGCTTGCTGAGATCGTCTACCGATGCCACAGCAGAGGCAGAGCCAGCCACGAACGAGTTGAACGCACCGGCGACTGTCTGCACGCTCGACAGGAACACACGCGAAAGTTCGATCGTCTTAAGCGTCGAAACGTCTTGCTGGGTTTTCTTGGCGGCATACCCGAGCTTCTGGAGTTCAACCACACCGGCATTTATGCCCGAGGACATGCCCTGAGCATTTGCCGACAGCGTGAATCCTAGTCCGATGCTTGCCATGCCTAGCCTTCCAAGTCCTTCTTCATCTGCTCAAGCACCGAGTGAATCTGCGTCCAGTGCTTCGGTGCCTTGTCTTCGATCGGTATGAAATCGCCAGCGGTCGGAGTCTTGCCCTTCGGGCAGTACGGGGCCAGCATCGCACTGGCAAGCATCCCGGTCTGCGTCCATGAATCTTCGAGCGGGCTGAACCACCTGGAGTACGCAATCCAACGACTGAACTCCCGCGAATCCATTGCGTCGATTTGTTCCAACGTCATCCGAAGGTGGCCCGCCAGACGCATTTTGAAATGCAACGTCGGACGGGCGTTTATTCCCCCGCTAGTCTCTTGATCTCCTCCTCAGTCAGTGCGTTGTGCTTCATGGCCGCTTGCCACAGTTTGTGCATCTGGTCGCTGCTGCGAACCTTCAAGGCTTCGACACCTTCTTCGCCGGGGAAGATTAGGTTGCCCTTCTCGTCACAGAGCGTCCGCGACAGCAACTCAGAGCGAAAGTCGGGAATGGCCTTGCCGCCCGCCTCGACTAGCTTCATCTCGTAGGAATCACGTTCGCCCACGCTCATCAGCCGCAAGCAGCATTCGCCGCCGAAGGCTTGCACCTTGATGATCTTGGCGTCGTCTGCTGCGTCGATTTGTTCTCTTGTCAGTGACATTGGTTGCCTTATTGGATGATCTGGAACTCGACGGTGTAGCGCGTCACTCCGTTGAGTTCAGCCGCCGCACTCACAGACGTGCAGCATGCCGTACACGTCAAGTTCATGCCGCCACCCGCAATCGTCAGCGTGCCGCGAGTTCCATAGGGGGCGGTGCTTACGACGCCAATCGTCTGAACGCTGACAGAGCCAGCATCGTCAGTCCAGACAACGCTGCGGCCTTTGGGCAATCCGCCGCCCCACGTCCACGACAGGCCCGTAACTTCCGTGGCAGCCGCGCCGTCGAACGTGACCGTAATGCCTGTGCTGTAACTTGCCACGGGAAAACCTCCCGTGAACTAGCGGGCAACGCGGAAGGTAGCACTGCCACGGATGACATCGTTCACAGCAAGCGTCACCGAGCAACTTGCAACGGTGGCAGCCTTGGACAGCGACAGACCGCCCGTGATCGCCAGCGTGCCGGTGGCACCGTCGTCTATGCCGCCAGTGCCAACAAAGTCAATCGAAACTTCCCGCCCCGTGTCGGTTGCAGACCCAGCCAGCGGACGGTTCTGCGTCAAGACAGCAGCGCCGGTTGTCAAACCGAGATGGCTAATGTCGATAGTGTCGGCGGCATTTACGTCGTTCTTGTTGTACGTCAGATTGGTGACGGTGCCGGTGAAGCCCGGAAAAGTTACCGTCGTGCCGCTGCTGTCATGGGGCGTCGATGCCATTGCTTATGTCTCCTGCCACCAACAATCGAACGATAGTTTGACGCTATAAACCGGCGGCATTTCAGCACCCGCCAGCTGTACGAAGTCGTCCTGCTCGTTTTCGAGCGAGACCTGCTTCACCTCTGCATTGTCGAACGTGCCCCCGTACCCATCCAGACGCTGCCGCACTTTGTCGGCCAAGTCTCTGGCACCTTCGTAGGTAGCGGCGTACACGTCGAAATCCACGCTCACCTGCGGAACACCCATCGGGCCGCTAAGAGTCTGCTGCCTGCGGATGCCGCTGCGCCGGTAGGTGATGAACGGAAGGGCCGCCGACTGCGGCGCAAGCAGCGGGAAGATCCGAGATGAAACGATGGATGAAACCACAGTTGTGGTGACAAGGGCGTTTCGCATGACGGCTTCGGGGGATTTCATTTGCCATCCGCCTTGTTGCGGCGCTCCTGGGCACGTAGGGCATTCGTCAACGCCTTCCGCATTTCAATGTCAAGGATGCTTTTCATCGCAGGCAGCGACTGCCGGAAAGCCTTCTCCAGCGGACGAAGTGCAGGCATGGGGGCGACCGATCCCGTGGCGATGAAGTCGATCGGGTATTTACCCTGCCACGATCCTTTGCCACGCCTGGCGTTCCACGAAGACAGCAACTCACGCGGGTTGTTCTCTGGTCGCTCTTTCCGGCGGTCCTTTTGCGTGATGATCCGCCCGTCGAGAATCACGCGGCGGCGTTTCACCACCTTGCTCTTGCCGGGGCTGCGCCGCCCCTTGGTGCCGAACTCCACCAGGTGGGAGTGGTACGCCCGGTTCGGCCCCTTCTGGACAGAACCGCCGAAGGCCGATTCAGCCATTCGCTGGCTGCCGACACCGGTCGGCCTACGGAAGCCGATCACCACCACCGACACGGGCGTGTTCGTTTTGTTGTTGGTGTACTTCTTCGTGCGATCGGTCACGCTCGCCAGCAGGTTGCCGGTTACCTGGCCGATGCTTCGCACCTGTGCCAGCAGGGCATCCTTGCCTGGCTTCGACGCCTTCTTTAAGGCACGGGCTTGGTAGCGGTTGCTGATGTCCTTATCGAGCTTCTTTAGTTCGGCAATCACGTCATCCAGCGGCGCAAGGGAAAACAAAGACTTTGCAGCCTTGCCACGGCCAAGGGCCAACTTGATCAGCGGCTCGCCGTTGAACATCGCCATTAGGGAATCTGCTCCTGGCAAATCGCTTCGTGTTCGCTGCGGTTGCCGTGCTCAAGCAGGCTCACGATGTCGAGCGTGCGGGATCGCCAAGAGAACCGCATTTGCTGCGTCAGTCCCGGCAGGTAACGCAGCCGCACCTTGTGGCTGATCGTGGTTTCCTGCTGCCCGGCCGCCAAGGCTTCGCGGGCGCTCACGCCTTCAACGCTGGCCCACACGGCAGACGAGTCCGCCCACGCCAGCACCGTTTCGCCCAAAGCGTTGGTGGCACCGCTGGCGGCCTGTATCGTGACCCGCTCGCGGAGCTTCCCTGCGTCAATCATCGGTAGGAGCCCCACCGCTGCGAGTCTAGGAGCGATTCGACTGCAAATTCCAGTTGCTTGCTAATGCTGCCAACGAGCACCGTGGAGCGGTTGTCGTACCAGTAGGCCACGAGCATCAGCATGGCGTGCCGGATCGCCGCAGGCACATCGCTGCCGCTGGCCCCGTAACCGCCCCACCAGGTCACGCTGATCGCGTTATCGTCTTGCAGGTGCGGCGGCCACGTCTGCCCGTACAGCGTCTTCACGCTGCCAGGCGTGGCATTGCGGTCTACCCGGTAGCTGCCCGTGCCGTAGGTGGCCGTCGTGCCATTCTCATAGGTAAACGTCAGAGCCACCGCTGTGGCTGTGCCAGCCGCTGCCATCGGCGGGCGGGGTAGTTCGATGTCCATGGTGCCGTCAGGCGGGAACTTGTCGAACCGCATGACCCACTGGGTGTGCACCAGCGTCCGGTCTAGGTACTGTTCGCACCACTCGCGGGCTGCCGTGATGAGCGACGAAACGTAGGCATCGTCGGTGGCCGTGTCGATCCGGCAATGTGCCTTCGCTTCGGCAAGCGTCACAGGCTCGACCACGGGGGCAGTCGCTCTAGCAAGGCTGCGGTACATCATTTCCTGCGTCTCCGCTTAGGCGTGGCGTCGGCCGTTTCAGTGGCAGGATCAAGTGCCGCAGTCTCTAGCAAATCCTGCTGCTGCTCGATTGCAGCGAACCGCTTGGCGACCAACTCCGCCGCCAGACCGCCGGGGATCTCTACCACCTGGCCGGTGCGGTAGGAACGGAAAGGCCGCAGTATTCGTAGTTTGGTCATTGGGGCACGCTCCATGCAGTGTCGGGCTTCTTGCTGGTGTTTGTGAAATCCGTAGTCCATTGGAAAACAGGCGTGCCAAGGTTCTGGCCGGGCCACGTCACCACGTATTCGCCGTGGCCCAAAACCACGCGGGGCGTGACGTAGACGCGGTTCCCGCTCTCGCGCCAGTTGCGCCAGAAGTGGATGTCGGGATCGACGCGGCCTTCGTTCCAAGAACCGTCAGGGCCTGGCGTTGAAAGGAACCAAGGTTTCTTCGCACGCTTCAGGGCCGCCGTAGAGATCACGGTAAGGCCGAAGTGTGCCGTGTCCACTTCCTGCACAGGCTCGGCAAACCACGACGCAGGCAGGCTTGTCTTGCCGTCTTCCGGTGGATTGTCCAGCGTGCCCTTCAATGTCAGCATCGGGCGGCCATCTTCCCGCTTCGTTTGCAGCCCAGTGATGGCATCGCATTGGAACGTCATCGCCATGGCGAACAGGTGTTCCACGTCTTCCTTGGTGAAGAACGTGTCGTAGTCGATGGTCAGCAGGTACTCGCATTTGTCGATGAACTGTTCCATGACGCGGGTGTTCACCTGGTCCCAGAACGCACCAGTGCCCATCGTGGGGCGAATCCCCAGCGGCATGAGTGCCTGTGCCCACGCGAAGTGATTGGCCGTAAACGAGAGCCTGGGCATCGAGAGCACGGCTTCCACCCTGATGTCGGCTTCTGTGCCACCTACCTTGACGAGCATGGGCAACCCTTAAAAAGAGAGCGGGCCGCCCCGAGTTGGAGCGGCCCGCCTAGTTTGCACATCACGTCAAGCCGTCAGGCTTACGCACCCACCAGGCCGATCATCGGGCCTGCCACGGTGTCAGTGCCAAGGTTTGCGTGCGTGATCGCCACGCGGGCCACGGCGCGAATCACCGTCTGGTCGCTCAGGAAGTTCACCTGGTCGCTCGAAGCGATCTCGATGCCCTGCCGCACGCCGTAGTAGGAGCTGTTGGCCATGTTGCCGTACAGCGCCATGATCGCACCCGTCGAGTCCGCACCGCTCGGGAGCCGGTCGGTGAGAACCACCGGGCTGCCAAGGAAGGTCAGGCCCATGCCCTGCGAGAGTCCGACCGAACCGCCCTGGGCGAGATCGAGCGACTGCATGCAGGACGCAAAGAAGAACGGGCTGCAGAACCACTTGGCACCCTGACGCGAGTGCTGCGGAACCTTAGCCATCATCGCCAGCAGGTTCGCCTTCGTCACCTCGTCGGGCGTGTCACCGGCAGCCGTCACCAGCGAGGCGGCGTAGGTGGCAGCAGACGCAGCCAGAAGACCACCCGTGTAGGTGCTTACGAGCCCGGCAACCGCTGGGGCGTTGCTGGGGTTGCCGCTCCACGCAGCGTCTTCCACAGCGTTGCTAAGAGTCAAAGCCAGTTCAGCCGCGATCCAGTCGGCAATCGACACGATCGAGTCCTGCAGCAGTTCCGAAGCAATCGTCACCGCACCCGTGACCTTCTTCGCAGTCAGCGTCACCTGGTTGCTGGTGGGATCGCTGGCCGTGATGGCCACGTTCTCGGCGATCCAGTAAGCAGTGGCACCGGCAGTCCGACGCGGGAACAGCAGCACGTCGCTCGGCATCTGCACGTTCTGTGCGTTCTGAGCGAATGCGGAATACTGGTCAACAAGCCGAATGACGGTCGAAGACAGAACATCGGGCACGAAGGCCGCACCCGTGGTGCTGCCGGTCGAACCCTGAGCACGAGCCTCGATGCCGTGATCCTGGCACCACCGCTTCGCCTCGGCGTCACCGGACTTGCTCTTGAACCACATGCCCACCGAGTAGGCATCCTTGGCGTTCTCAAACGCACGCAGGCGGCCAGAGAAAGGAACCGCCTCGATGCGATCAGCCTTCCGCTCTTCGGTCACTTCGGGTGCCGGGCTGCAACGCTCGACAACCGAACGCAGGTTCTTGGCTGAGTCGGCGATCGTCTTTTCGAAGTCGATCTTCTTCGACAGGTCGCCAGCACGCTTGTTAAGCGTTTCCAGTTCGAGGTCGCGCTCCGCGATCTTGTCTTCGTCGCCTTCGATGGCACGAACTGCGTCGATCCGGTTGGCAAGCAAAACCGCTTCGTCCTGAAGCTTCTTGAGATTGTCCATGTTCGGTGAGACTCCTGCGGCGGTATTGCCGTAGGGTTCACAATGCCGCTAGCCGGTGGCTCTCTTGCAGAACCGCACTTCGGAAAGTGTTGTTTTCACAAAAGCCACCGCACGCGCCCCGCATCGTGGGCACCGTAAATACCGCTGCCGTTCATCACCGCAAGGGCGGCTGGATCGGCACCGAAGTTTTTCGCCGCAGGTGCAGCGGGCATCAGACATTTCGCAGCCTCAGAGTCCATGCCGCAGCGGCATCACGCACCAGCGAACGCACGGCCTTCTTCATTTCCGGCTCGGCATCGGGGTCTGCCTCTATTGCCGCAGCCTGGGCAGCCAGCCACGCTTCATAGGAACGCTGGGCCACCACTGCCGTCGTGGCGCTGCCGTAGGCTGGCACGTTCACAGGCCCCACTTCGTAAAGGCCGGAAGCCTCTACCACTTCGCGGATCGCCTTGCCGCCTTCGTCGGTAGTGAACCGCTCACCCTTCTGGCTCACCGTGAAGGCGAACGAACTGCCACGCAAATTCCTAGAACGCACCAAGGCCAGCACGTCACGGCCAGCCGATGTATCCGGCGGTTCAACGACATACGAAATTCCACGCTCATCGTTGATGATCTCAAGCGTGCCCGCCGACTCGCGGCCCAGCAGCATGTCGCTGTTGTGGTTGTAGTAGGAAAGAATCTCGCCCTTGCCCCTTTGGCGGTTCAGCACCTTGTCAAAGGCACCCGGCAGGATTCGCTCCCGAAAGCCGCCGAGGTCAAGCGAGAGACGGTTGTAGGGCACCGCCAGCCCACGGATCGCCTCACGCCCGGTGGCGCGTGTCTCGATCATGAGTTCGCATTCCGGCGCTTCGTCTACGGTCAGGCAGCGGCGTTCAATTTCCATCTGGCGTGTCCTCCTGTTCGGCCTGGTCTTCGGCGTCATCCGCCGGGCTTGTCTCGTCTTCAATCGCTGGCATCGGCTCCGGTGCCGGTGCTTGCTGCCCAACCTTGTCCAGCGTGGTCATGTTCAACTGCACGAAGTGCTTGTCGCCTTCAGGCCCGATCGGGTTCAGGTTTTCCAGTTCGCGGATCTCGTTCACTGTCATCCAACCGTTCTGGAGAGCCGAAACGTAGTAGGCCGATCGGCTGGCGTGGTCGCCACGAAGCAACCCGCTCACGCTGTGCTCGGCAAAATACGTTTCGTCATCCACGATAAGGTCGCGGCTGATGGCTGCTTCCCACCGCTTCAGGTGCGGCAGCAGGCAGTGCTGCACAAACTCCGTGCCTTGCACTTCAATGTTCGAGTAGGTCGATCGGGTCAGATCCTGAATCATGTGGGGCGGCACGCGGAACGCCCGGCAAATCTCGATGACTTGGTACTGCCGCGTCTCAAGGAACTGGGCCGCCTCATTGCTGCCGGAGAGTTCGTGGGCCTTCACGCCGTTGGGCAGGACTGCCGTTCGGAAAGCTCGGTCAGCGCCCCGGTGCATCCGCTCCCACTGCTCACGCAGACGCTCGGCGGCTTCCACCGGAATCGGGTTCTCCGACTCGAGCACGATGCCGGGCCGGGCACCGTTCCCGAAGTACGTGCTACCGTGGGCCTCAAGAGCCTGCGAAAGCCCGATGGCGTTCTGAAAGATCTTGTACGTGGGGATCGCCTTGATGCCGTCCTCTGTGGTGAACCGCAGGGCGAATATCTGGCTCTGGCTGTAGATCGTCTGTTTGCCGCTCGGCTCCCGGTATCGGTAGCGGAGGGTGCCATCCTCAAGACGCTCGGGCTCCATCCGGCTGGAATGGAGCGGCCACAACTCCGAGATCGCCCCACGGGCACCTGGGCGAATCTCGGCGTAACTGGCACCGTAGTGCAGATACATCCCCGTCATCCAATCGCGGAACTCCTGCGCCGTCTGCCACGGGTTTGGCTGCGTGTGCAGCAACCGATAGACGGGGTGCGTGGACGCCTTGGCCTTGCCACCGTTGGCAAGCCGTTCGTAGACGTGCAGCGGCAGGGAAGATACCGCATCCGAGATCACCCGAATGCAAGCCGTGTACGCAGAGCAGGCCATCGAGTTGTCGGCCGTCACGCGGATGCCTGACGGCGTGCGGTTGCTGCCGCCGTCGGTCCAATCGATCCCGCGCAGTTCAAACATCTTGTAGTCGGGTACGGCTTCGTTCATATGCTCATGATGTCCCAGGATTGTTCGGGCGCTGGTGCCGTCGATGTCGCGTGGATGCCAAGGGCCATAGTCAGCGCCACAATGCCGTCGATTCGCTCGTTGGATTTCGCCTTGCTCGGTTTGATGTTTCCTGCGTGATCGCTCTGGATCGCCACGGACGCGGCCTGGTACGCCAGGACGGGGTGCCCGCCGTGAAGCAACTTGCCGCCAACCACCAGACCTTCTAACGCCTTGGCCGGGGCACTCATTGAGCCATAGCCCTGCCCAAATCCTAAGACGTTCACGCCATCGCCTTGCAGTTGCGTGGACAGCTGCGTGGCGTTCCAGCGGTCGATCGCCACCTGCCGAATGTTGTATTTCTTCGCCAGCACCATGATGTCGGCACGCACTTGGTCGAAGTCGGTCACGTTCCCGTGCGTCAGGTGGAGTTTCCCTTCCTTTGCCCACTGGTCATACGGCACACGATCCCGCTTCACCCGCTCCCGCATGTTCTCTTCGGGAATCCAGTAATGGGGTTCCACCCAGAACCGGCCATCGTCCAGCTGGAACAGCAGGCAAAAGCAGGTGGTGTCGAACGTGCTGGCGAGATCGAGCCCCGCGAAACACTCCCGGCCGTCGAGCATCACCGGGCAAGGCTCGTTCCCCTGCGCCCAGTGATCCATCCGCAGCCACCGCGTGTCCTGTTCCGTCCAACAGTTTAAGTGCAATCTTTTGAAGGTGTTCTCTTCGCTGGGCATGTCCTGTGCACGCTTGCACCGCACCCGCAGGTCATCGAGCTTCACGCTCACGCCAAGGTTCGGATTGGCTTTCTTCCACGTCGCTGGTTTCGTCCAATCGTCTTCAGGATCGGCGGCATAGATCGCAGGCAGGAAGGTGGGATCTTTGATTGCACCGTCCCGCACGGCAACGGCATATTTCCAAATCTCCCAGCAGATGCTCTTGCGGTCGAAGCCCGCCGTGGTGATCGCCACGCACAGCGGCTGCCGCCTGGCTCCCGTCGAGGTGGTCATCACGTCCCACAGTTCCCTGTCGGGCTGGGCGTGCAGTTCGTCGAAGATGATCCCGTGAGCGTTCAGCCCGTGCTTCGTAAAAGCCTCGGCCGACAACGCCTTGTAAGTGGAATGCGTGTCCTCGCGGACGATCGAGTTACGGAACACCCGCAGGCGGCCCCGCAACTTGGGCGAGTTCTCCACGCAGACTTTCGCCATCTCGAACACCAGGCGGGCTTGGTCACGATCGGCGGCACACGAATAGATCTCCGCGCCGGGTTCGCCATCGAACAAGAGTTTCAAGGCGATGCCAGCACATAGCGTTGACTTCCCGTTCTTTCGCGGGATTGCCAGCAGTGATGTTCTGAATTGACGAACGTTGCCGTTCATCGTCCCGAACAGCGTGGAGATGTATTCCTTCTGCCACGGCTCCAGCAGAAACGGCTTGCCACCGAGTTCACCCTTGCTGTGCGTCAGGTTCTCTTGGAAGAACCGCACCGCAATATCCGCAGCCTTCGCATCAAGCGAACATGCGGGCGTCGTCTTCGTCTGCTTGCGGGCCTTGGTCAACGGCAGAAACCCTTGAAAGTGCAGATGCGGTCAAGCCGAACTCGGCGGCGAACTTCAGCATCTGGTTTCGTGCGTCACGCTTCCGGTTCCACGCCGGGTGATTAGTTACCCTACCCTTATCGTCCATGATCGTGGTGCCGTTCGCCTTCAGTTCCCGATCGGCTTCCACCATGTCCGCGAAGGAATCGCAGTAAGCCGCAAGCGTCTGCTGGTGGCGCGGCGACATCACCTTCGACGCTTCAAGCATGGGAACGATCCGCTCCCACTCGGCTCGGGCAACATCGGCCAGCCAATCCGGCGATGGTGGAACGCCAGGCGGCGCGTCGATTCCTGTCTTATGTGGCCCCCTAATTTCAGAGCCACGAAGCTTAAGGAGCGGTTTAGGAGTCGGCTTACGTCCCTTGCCCATACCAAACTTCCAATTTCGACGGTGTGTGTTTAGAGGATAACCGGGTGGTCTGATGTGGCGTTTTAGCGCGTTAGGCGACCCACCCTTGGGGGGGGTGGGGGGTGGGGGGGCTGGCGTGGCGGCTGTCATCCGAACCTAAGCAACCGCTGCCCATTAACTCGATTGCCCTTCTTTGCGTTACACCCGGCGCATGCCGTGCGGACGTTGGGCCAGTCGTGATCGCCGCCGCGTGAAACCGGCCATACATGATCCAGCGTTGCAGAAAGTGGATTCAGCGGATCGTAAACCTTTTCGCATCGTGCCTTGCACAGGTAACAGATCCACTTGTCACGCTTGAATACAGCCATTGCTTTTACTTGTGGATTCCAATAACCACCGCCTTTCCTGACTCGCTTGCGAGTGTCTTTGCCATAAAGCCTTTTCCACGCACGAACCGTCTTGCGCTTGCAAGCAACACAAGAAGGTCCTAGACCGAAGGCGGTGCAGTTTGAAACTATCGCCCCACACTTGCATTGACGCTCTCCTCGCCACGCTTTGGCGCACGCATAAGAACAGAACCTGGACGCGCCATCCTTGCATGGGCACCCGCATTGCTCGCACGTCGGCCTAGCAAATTCTTTTTCAGAGAGCCGACGCATGCCGTTTCCGGCCCACTCAATCGCAGCGTGTCCAGCTGTAATGAGCCGCATAAGCACAGCACTCGGCGCAGAGGCATACGGCCCGAACCTATGCCACACAGCCTTCCGCTGGTTGCTTGTGTCCCAGGCGTGATCGCCTGCATTGCGTGCTTCAAAAAAACACTTCTTGTTGCAATAGAGATTGGCGTTATTTCCGCCATGCTTCCGCTTAAATTGCTGGCCGCATCGCTTACAGGTAGGCATTGGCCGCCGCCCACTGGCCTGTGTGCCCTTTAGCCGCCCTTTCTTGTATTCTTTCTTGTATTCGGCCATGTAGGCCGCGTGCCAAGACTTTCGGCATGCGTTCTTGCATTCAAGAGAGCAGCACTTGGCCTTGCCGACGTTGGCTCCCGCGTTGGTGAACTCTTTACCGCAGGTCTTGCAAATGGCCTGCTCAGTCGCCTCTACCCAACGTCCAGCCTTTCTGGCTAAGTGCCGCTGAAGTTTGTCGCAGTGCGGGCATCTCTGGCAATCTCTTCCGGTTGCGGTCTTCCAGTCCGAACCGCACTTCCTGCATCCCATGGCAACTTTCTCCTGAGTTGCCACTGGTCGTACCAAGGTTGTCAAACCACTGGTTTCGCATTCTCCCGTGCCGTCTTCCTGCTGTGGCAAGCTAGGCACCGTGCCGCACCGTTCGCCACGTCGTACCTATCGCCGCCCTGCGTGATGGGCACGATGTGGTCCGCGTGCATCCCACGTCCGTGATCCACTCGGCCACAGTCAACGCATTGCCAGCTGCACTTGGTCAGCACAGCCTGACGCCACAGCTTGTGTGCCTTGTCGCAGTAGCCCCGTGCCGCAGCGTTGGGCCTGGCCGTGTCGTCACGCCTTGGGCCTCGCGTCCGTAGACGTGGCGGCCTGTGGCTCGGCATCCGTGTAGGCATGGGCCTAGCTCTTGAACATCACGAAGCCGGTCGTGCCCGTGCTGTTTGTCGTGGCGCTGACGATCTTGAGGTACTCAGTGCCGAACACTTCATCGGGCAAAGCGTATGCCCGGCCTTCTGTGGTCGAGGCGGCCAGCGTCAGGTCAGCCACGCTGCCGTCCACCTTGTACAAGCGTCGGAACGCACCAGTAGGGGCGGAACCCACCCACATCTGTAGCGACGTGGCAGAGGTGCTCATGGTGCCAAACGAGACCACAGCCCCTGCAACGTCACGCATATCGAGCGTGGTAGCCAGGCTGGTGGCTGTGTGCAGCGTAATGTCGAAATCCCTGTGCTTGCGGCTGATCGTGGCGTCGGACATGTGTGGTCTCCTGTGCCTCTAGGCTAGGCATCTGTGCCGTTCCCCTTGCAGTAGCGTGCGTGGCTGTCTTCTCAATGAAGAGCGTCAGATGTCCAGCATCTCGCCAGGAATCATCGCCCGTATTTCTTCCGCGAGCCTACGCTCCTCCGCTGTCGGCTCGCCGTGCTTGCACAGGCTGCGGCAGGTCTGGTCGATCTGCCACAAGACCTGCCTCGCCTCCATGCCCAGCCGAGCGGCGTCGTATTCGGCCTGCTCTTCTGGGAGCGTGTAGGTGAGCGTGGCGATGGGCATGTATAGCGAAGTTACTACGGTTTATCGGCCACACTACACTCGCCGTGTGTACGGTGCCGCCGTAGTGCAGCGATTTCCAGTTTCCAGTTTTTGATAGGTCGTGGTCTATCAAAAGCCGCCCCAATCATATCAGCAAACGCATCATTTGTGATGCTTTTCGCATATGGATTCGGAAAGAAATCCTATGCACTTTTTCCCATGTGACGAGGTTTCCGCCGCCGGAAACTGCCGTGATACTGCCCGCCGATACCACGACGTTCTTCTGGTGCTATAGCGTCATTCCGCGTCAGCGAAATTCTCGCACAGTTCCGAGAACGCCTCGCCAGCCGCCCCCTGAACTAAGGCGACGTACTTCTCTAGCGCCGCAAGTCGCTCGGCACACTCATCCAGCAAGTCGGCGGCCTCTTGCACGCGGAACCGAACATAGGCAGGCAGCGTATCGATGCCAGACTTCTGGTCATTCAGAACCATGACACGCAATGCTGCGGCGGAAATCTCTGGCAGGTGGGAAAACGTGTCGTACTTCCCTGCTCCTTGTTCCATGAATCACCTTCCTTTCGGGGAGTCATTCTACCCCAATAGCAAGGCGGCGAAATACCTTTTCCGCGCTCTCTAGTTGGGATAGCGTCACGCATCCGTCGCCAGCAGGGCGACAGCATCCGCCATCGGCATCACTTCGATGTCGGCAAACCGCTCGGCATCCAAGTGTGAAAAGCCGCCGTGCAGAAACCCGCCGGGCAGGCACTCGGTCAGGATGTCAGCGTTCAGCATGAACCGCCCATCTGTCAGAGGGCGAGCGTTTGGAACGTGGCGTGGGTCGCCATGCTCTGCCTGCACCTGGGCGAGCCGTTGGGCAAGGGCTGCCGGGAAGACCAAGGCGTAGTCCCTGGCCCAAGTGAGTTCAACGGGCAGCGTGAGGTCGGCCAGTGTCATGCTTGCGTTCTGCCTAATGAGGTTTGGAGCGACTGCATTGCGGTGTAGAGGGACGCCACCTGCGCCGATGTCATAGCCCGGCCGATGCTGTATGCCCTCATGTTCCCGACATAAGCCGGGAAGCTGCCTACAATCTCGTCTGTGCGGTAAACGTAGACCTCCGCATTGCCGCCCGCTGGAGTAATGCTGCTGGTTACCGTCCCGACGGATGTGCTGCCGTTGTAGAGCGTTAGCGCTGTCGCAGACTCTCGCGTCATGAGCGCCATTCCGTTGGCGCTGATAAGGTTGTTACTGGCAGGCGAAGTGGGAGTTGTGCTGCCCCAAAATGCTCGGTCAGTGCGCAATTGCAAAAGGTATCTGTCGGAGCCGTCCACCGCGCCAATCGGGTACTGCACCGCGCCAGGGTAGGCACCGATTGCCGCCATAAAGTGACCTGTCGTAAACGCATCCATAGCGTTCAGGTTTAGCCCGGTGCGCAGGTGTTTGGTGTCGGAGTTTGATGTCAGCCCTCCGCTCGCTCCCGTTTCGCTGTAGTCCCCGCTGACAAACGGCCCGACGTTCGTATCGGTGGTATTCCCAAACTGCGTCCCCGTCCGATCTGGCCCGCGAAACAGCGGCACGAGTGCGGCATTCAGATTTGACCCCGCGAAGATGCCCAAACGGTAGAAACGGTCGCGCAGGCCAGCCGTGACGATTGCCTTACAAAACGCATCGACAGCCTTCATCGTCGTGGCTGAGACGGTGCCGCCGTTGGCGACTACGCGAGACTGCCAATCGCGGGCGTCTAGGCCGTAGCCTGCGGATGCTCTTGGGCGAAGCGTTCTCGGGCTCATTGCCATCGTAGTGCGCTCTTGGGGTGATATAGCGTCTTAGTTTTGCCGGTCAGTTTCCGGCATCACCGTCGCGGCAGACTTGGGTTGTAACGCATAGAGCAAGCGGGTCTGCTCGCGGATCGCGCCGCTGATCTCCCGCTGAGTCTCGCCCAACTGGCTGACGAACTCTTGATGCGCCGACACCAGCGGTAGCAGCACGTCCTGGCGAAGCACCCAGCCGAACGCAATCGCCACTAGGGTAGGGAAGCCCCACCGCTCGATGATGGCAAACATGGTGTTCTTCGTTTCGTCTGTCATCGCTTGCGCATCTCCGTTTGCCAGCCTAAGAGTTGGATTCGATTGCTTGCAGATTCCAGCCACCACCGCAGGACTGCCTTGACGATCTCCTGAATGAGAACACCCAGCACCAGCGTCAGAATGATGCCCATTTGGTAGTTCTGCCGTTCGCTCCGCTCGATGCTGCGGGCGATCTCGTCTGTGACTACGGCGTACTGCTCCGGCCTCGTCTGGCTCATGGCGACGTGCGGCCACTTGCGAACCACGCGGTTTGCCAGCCTCGACACCAGGGCTTTCCCGGCCATGTGCTTGCGGGCTGACAGCTGCTGCCACACGTAGGCGTCGAGGTCTTCGAGGCTCATAGTGGGCACCTCCCGTTCGCGCAGGCGGCCTTGGGTTTCTTCCCGGTTCCTTTGCAGATGGGGCACGTCATCACAATGCGGCCGTCTCCCACCTTGCCCGTGCCGTTGCAGTTGTCGCAGGCATCGCTTACCGGCTTGGCTGGCCCGGCCTGCTGAAAGACAAGCATCCGGGCCGCCTCGCAGGCGAGATCCGCAGACAGGGAAGCATCCCTTGGCACGCTCTGCATCGACGCAGCCAGGACGAACGCCCCGGCAACAATGCTGGCCGTTTTCATATCACGCCTCCCAGCCAATCGGGCAGCCGACGCGGGGCGAAGCCTTCATACCCAGCGACTGCGAACGAGTCGCGGCCAGACAGCATCCGGTCGCACACGTCTGCATCTACCCAGAAGGAACATTCCTTGAACCGCTCGGGCATCGTCTCGGGGTAGTGCTTCCCAGAGTTGGACGCACCCCAGCTGTTCACGCAGAGCAGGCCCGGCCGCGATCCGTACCGCACGCCTGCGAACATCATGCAGTGTGCCCAGGAGCCAGCCGCCCGGCAGAACCCGTCAGCGTCTCGCGTCATGCCGAAGCCCTGCCCAGAGCAGACCGCCACGGGGTAGCCGTTCTGGATCGCCAGCCCGGCTTCCTTGAACGATGTCGCCAGCGTGGTTGTCGCCACCCGATGCTTCACGGCGAACGGTTCGAGTTCGTTGGGAACGCCCGTGTTCCCCCACGTCTTCTCCCGGTTGGCAGAGTATTCGCCAAACGTCTGGCCGCCGTAGTCCTGGCCGTAGTGCAGCGTACCGAACTGCGTAACGGCTTTGGCTGCCGCGCCGCCGTAGGAGCCATCGGACATACCAGCGGGCCGCCCACCGCGAGCCTCGACGCGAGAGAAGGCATACACGCTGGCTTCGAGCACCCGCCCGCCGTAACTCTCCGACTCGCCACGCACCACGATGTCGCAGGCGGCGAGGATGTCGCACGACAAGGCCCAGCCCCAGCCGACACAGGAGCCGATGCCCTGTGCCCCACGTTTCCAATCGGGAGCGACTGCGAACAGGGCCGGGTACAGCAGCGTCTCGCGTTGCTCGTCAGCCAGGCCGGGGCCAGCACTCGCCAGCGTCTGAAACGGCAGCGATGCAACGAACCGCTCTGTGGCTTCGGGGTTGGGCGTGTAGCCCATCAACGGCAGGAAGGCCATCTCTCAGCCCCTCCCAGCGCCGCACCACGCGAGAGCGTTGCACAGGTCGATGTACGCCTGGCGAACCTCTGGCGTGACAGGCTTCACGTCGAGGCCGATCGTGTCTGCAAAGGCACGCTCTACGGCTTCGCCCAGCCCGGCGTATTTGTCCTGTGGGTTCGCCCCGAGTCGCCGCCAGCCGATGCGAACGGCAATGATTTGGAATCCACGCAGGGCTCGCGTGTCGGTGAACACCGGCTGCGTGTCGGTGGCATCGCCACGCACCACGGCGGCAGACTTCGACCACAACTGTGCCCACAGGATGCGGTCGATGGGGTTCGCGGTCGCCATGATCCGGTGAACGTCCGAAACTTTTGTCTTCATCGCCGCGCTAGGCTCTTCGATTGTGATTTCAGTGGGTGCGGATTTCTTGCAACTCTCGACGCCAAATAGCGCGAAGCATCCAAGGCAGAACGCTACGAGTAGCCGAGTGGTCTGGTTCATTTCTTCGCCTTCGAGGTGCCGCCGAGCATCACGTCGATCAGCTGCTGGCACAGGGCAACGCCTTCAGTGCAGCCAGACGCCTTCAGCCGCGCCGCCAGGTCGAGCACCGTGTGCATGTCCTTCTCTGTCACTGCGGCTTTTTCAGTTGTGCCTTCCACTGCACGCGCTGACCACGCGGCTTTGGCTTTTTGGACCAGAGCGGCCACGGCCGGAGCAACGATGAAAGCAGCCGCGCCAACGGCTGCGATGACACGAACCCATGCTGACACGTCATAGGTCATCGAACCTCCTCAACCTTCAGCAATGCCCACCGCACAAGGGCTTCGCCCTCTTTGGTCTTCAGCAGGTTGCCGACGTGCTGCACCAGTTCGTCATCGAGCGGGCTGGATGTCTTGGACGCCAGCCACTCGC